TGAGCTCGGCGGCTATCCAGGTGATCTTCTGGTTGAGGCCGTGGAAGCCCCACGTCTTCACGGCCGGGTCGGCGGCCGCGCCGTATATGATCGAGTACGGGGCACCGGGCACCTGGTAGGCGGTGAACGATTCGCCCATCTGGATGACATTTGAGATGTCGTCGGCTTCGAGCGTGCCCTGTACCGCCACCGCGTCTAGGCCGACGATGACAACGATCACGTTCCCGGCGGTGGGTGACTTCTTCAGCGACGCGGTGAAGCCCGACCCGTTGCCGGTGCCCGACTTGACCTGCACCAGCGGGCTGCTCCCCGGTGGGGCGGCCGCGGCCGGTAGCGCAGTGGCGAGCGTGCCCGTGACGAGGAGTAGGACGGCTGTCAGCAGCCTGCGAAACATAAGAAGAGCCTTCCTATGAAGAGGATGGCATCGAGTGCGAGTGCCATGTCACGCCACCGTGCTTGTGATCGCGCCGGTCGCTGCCTGCAGCGAGTCGCCGGTGCCTGGGGTCCGGTCGGCGGTGAGCTGAATAACGTCGATGACGTTGCCGGCACCCGCCGCCGCGTCGACGATCAGGATGTAGCGGACGATCGCGCCGGTACCCGCGGTGAACGGCCCGAACGTGGGGGTTCCGGTGTTGGCCATCACCGACGGCTTCGCCACCGTGGCCGCGCCGAATGTGATCGCGACCCGGGCATAGCCGGTGGCGGTGTACTCGGTGACACCCGACTCGGCGATGGTCGTAGCCGCGTCGGTCGGCACCGTCGCCGACGTACCGAGCAGCCCGTACACGGTCCCCGTCGCCGGGGACTGGGTCCGCAGGTGCACGGCCTCAAGCGCCTGCGCCGCGGCGTACCTCGACATTACGTTGACTGCCACGGTCTCAGCACTCCTCAAAATCTTCGGCGAACACTTCCAGCTCGATCGACGTCGTGCGGGGGTTGCCCTGCGAGTCGGTCCAGTTGACGAGCACCAGATCCCGCTCCTCGTCGTGGCCGGCCACAGTCACCTCGGTGCCCGGCGCCATGTCGAGGCTTCGCATCTCCGTCGGCAGTTCGTCGCTGAGGTTCGGGTCGGCGACGCGTGCGCGAGCACCCAGCCCGACGGCGGCCTTGTAGCGGTGGCTCACGTGAATCTCCTTCAGTCGGTCAACGGGTCAAGCACGGGCACAGCGACCCAATGCCAGTCCGGTTCGGGGAAGCTGAACTGGGCCGTGTTGGACGTGTTATGCGCCAGGGCCGCGGCGCGCAGGATCTGCTCACGACGTTCGGCGTCGAACGAGACATTGAAGTCGTCGATGGCCAGCGACGCGGCGCCGGACGGGTTGCGGAACGCGATCGCCGCCAGCTCCAGCGCCCACGCCCAGATGTCGTCCGGGACCGGGTCCGGCGGCCACGGTGTCAGGCCGGTTGCGTTGAGCAGCCAACCCGACGCGTAGCGCCGGACCCGGGTCGCGGTTTCGGTGTCGACCTCGGGGACCTGCAGCCACGACGGCAGATCCGCGAGGTCGAACAGGTCAGCCACGGTCTATGCCTTGGCTGCCTTGGCTGCGGCCTTCTCGGCGGCCTTCGCGTCCGCGTCGGCCTTGACCGCCGCGGCCTCGGCCTCGTCCGCCCGCTGCTTCGCGGCGGCGTCGGCGGCCTTGTCCGCCTCGGTCTGCTGCTTGTCGACGGCCTTGACCTCACCGGAGTCGAGCCATTCGGCGTAGCCACGGCGTACGAGGCTGGCCACGTTCTCCGGGTCGGCCTCGGGTGGCAGGATCGCGCCCTCGTAGAAACCGGCCACGGTCGGCTTCCCACTGAGCACATCGTTGATCTTGACGGTTGCGTAGGCCGCGAGGACCCGCGCACGACGAGGAACGCTCATCACGTCACCACCCCGGTGATCTCGTAGCCGGCGCCCGGTTCCTGCACCACCGGGACCGTCTTGCGGCGGCCCTGCAGGTCCCACGCGTCCTGACCTTCCCTACGGATCGACTTCACCTGCACGGCAAGGTCAGCGACGGCGTAGCCGGGCGCACCGTCCGTCTCGTCGGCCATGCCGCCGAGCTGGGTCGAGTCGATGACATACGCCGTGGTGATGACCGGCAGGTTGGGCGTCTTGATGACGGTCAGACCGGCAACCGTCTCGATCATTCCGGTGTAGACCGGGTTGTCCGACGTCTCCCGCTTGCGCAACTGCGCGATCGCGTCGTTGAGCATCAGGTACGTGTACGCCTTCGGCGACACGACCAGCGTGTTCGGCTTGTAGCCCAGGTTCAGATCCTCAATCGCCTGAATGGCGAGGAGGATGTCCTCCAGCGGCGCCGCGCCGGTGAGCGTGTCCCAGATACCGGCGGTGCCGGCGGTGGCGGTGATGGCGGTGCCGATGGCCGACATGGCGATCGCGTCCACCTGCTTGATCACCGAGTTGACGACCTTGCCGAGCGCCCGGTCCACAGCGGAGCCGGGGTAGGAGTTGCGGGTGATCTCCTCGTCGGTGAGCAGAACCTTCTGCCCCCACTTGGCGATCGACGCGACACCGGCCGTGCCGGTGGGCAGATTGGCGTACGGGTACTCCGACCCGGCCGACACCGACTCGACCGTACGGTCAGAGACGAACGGCTCGGACATGTCGTACAGAACCGCGCCGCCCTGCGACCGGAACCGGCCGGTGAGCAGCTGGTCGGACACGAACCGCAGTTCACGCCACGTGCGCAGCCTGCGCTGGATACGGGCCGGGTCCGCCAGGAACCGGCTGATGGTGAGCAGGTCGCCCGAAAGGGTGGGCGAAGCTGCCGGGAATGCGTAAGGCATTGCCTATCTCCTCTCGGGGGTTTACCGACGGCCCTGGACGCGCAGCTTCAGCGGGGAACCCGCAGCTGTCGTCACAGCGATACCGATCAAAGTGCCGGCGGCGGAGCCGGCGGCGATGGACGTGGTGACCGGGTCGACCTGGCCGGACGCCGCGGTCTGGATGCCGCCAAGAGCGGAGATCGCGTTCGCGGCCACCAGTTCGTGGATGCAGCCATCCAGCGGCCACACGGTGAGCTTCGCGCCGGACGCGGCGTCGTGCGCGGCGACGCCGGCCACGATCGCCGAGGCCGCACCGGAGACGGTTACCGTGCTCGCGGCGGACCAGACAACAACGTTGCCGCCGGCGACAACACCGCCGGTGGTGACCGTGAACGGGACAACCCCGCCGGAGTAGACGGGAGTGTAGTCGGCCATGGCTCAGGCCCCCTTCGCGGCGGTGGGCGGGAACAGGTGGGCGAACTCCTCGTCCAGGTCCTCACCGGCGACATCACCGGCGTAGCCCGACGCGGCAACCGGGATGACGTTCTTCGCCAACCCGTCGATCACCGTGCGGGTGCCCTCCGGGTCGCCGTCCCACAGCCGAACCCAGTGCTCCTTACGGGACGGCGGGAACTTGCCGTCCTGCACCGCACCCGCGATGATCTGGTCCCGCTCCGCCACCCGACGGCGGGCATCCGCCGCCTCCAACTTCTTGATGCGGTCCTGCTGCTCGTCCCACGCCGAAACGTCGATCACCATCGTCCCGGGCTTCGCCGCCGCGGGCTTCGCAGCCGACGCGGCCACCGGTTCAGGCGTCGGTTCGGGTGGAGCCGTGAACCCGGCCGCTTGCAGCGCCGTGCCCACCTCTTCGTCGGAGGCGTCGGCCGATAGATCGAGCGCCTCTCGGATCTTTGCCGGATCCATCAGGCCGGCTCCTTCCTGTTGTGGTTCCTCCGCCTCCGGGGCAGGAGATTGTGGGGGTTCGGCCTCGTCGTCGTCGGGGGCCGACGCGACCAGCCGAACCGCGGACGACGCCGCCAGCGCCGTCTGCAGATCGGACAAAGACTTGATGTTGCGCACCGCCGGGGGAGTCACACCCAGAAACGCCAGACCGGAAAGGATCATCGAATACTCGCGGTCGCCGAACATGACGTTCTGCCAGCCGTCGATGGACCGGTTCGGCCACCGCTTCGGCGCCGCCGCGGACAACCAGCCCGGCATACCCTCAAGGTCGCCGAGCAGCACTGGCCCACGTTCGTCCTCGAGGTAGCGAACGTTCGTGACCGTCCCAAACGCCGGCTCCCCGTCGCCGCCGAACCGGGAGTCGTTGTGGCCCAGCTTGATCGGCACCGCCTGCCCGCCTGACGCGGCGAAGAAGTCCGCCGCGTCGCGCAGCATCGCGTCAGTGATCTCTCTCTGGCCGGTCGACAACTGCCACGCCCCGGGCCGAGCCAGCTCCACACCACGCAGACCACCCGGGTCAGCCATCAGAGCTCCCGCGGCGCTTCGCCACCGCCGTGGCGATCGCGTCGTGGATCCGCGACCAACGAACGGCGTAAGGGTCGTCACGACGTGCCAGCTCGGCCGCGCGCTCGAACTGCAGCCGAGTCAGGTCCTTGGAGTCGGCCACCAACTCACCTCCGGGCATGCGAAAGGGGCACCGCGTCTGCGATGCCCCTTCGGGATTGGTTTACGTCGTCAGATCAGCCAGGGCCAACAGGGTTGTCGCCCTTACGTTCACCAGGCCAAATCCCGAACACCTCTTTGAACCACTTGCTGGCGAACCGTTTGGCCTTGCCCACCGACACGTGTTCGCTCAACAGCGCCACCAACGTCGTCCACGGATGGGGGCTGGCGACCCACCGGGCCAGGCCTTTGCCACGGGTCCAGTAGTGGTGCAAACGTTCCCGGCCGGGGGTGATGTCCCTACCGGCAGCGGCTGAGATCTCGTCAGGGTCTGCGTCGGCGAGATCCAGCCAGTCCTCGCCGGTCGGTTCGTAGTCCTCGTCGTCGTCGAACTCAGACAGGTCATCGTCTTCGTCACCGCCAGCAGCGCGTACCGCCGACGCCGGCTTGACCCGCTGGGCGAACCACCGCCGCAGTTCGTCGAGCGACATGCCCTCAGGCAGTTTCAGACCCTGCCGCCTGTCACTGGTCTTGAACACCCCCGGCACGATCACAGCGTCGCCCGGGAACTTGCGGGCCAACTGTGTCAGTTCGGTCTTGTTCAGATCCTGCACCAGCTCGTAGACCTGGTCCTCGGTCCGGAGCCGGAACACCCGCTCTGCCAGGTCCTCGAAGTCGCCGGACACCGGCTTCCGGTCGGTCGGCAGACCGGACGGGCGCGGCCCCGTCGGCGCGGCCTTCTTCGCCGACGCCAGCGGCGCCAACTCGTCGATCTGCTCGGCGGAGAACCCCAACTTGCGGAGCCGGGCCCGCTTCTGACGGTTGGTCAACGTGTCGAAGTCGGCGGGCAGATCCGAGGTGCCCGGCACGTCCGGGGTGGCATCGGAGACGGTGGCCGGTGGGAACAGGCTGGTGGATGTCTCCCGTAACCGCCGTACACCCCGCATCGCGGACCCGCGGCGGGACTCGTGGTCCATGATCTCCTTGAGCATGAACCGCTGACGCGCCGCGACAGTCTTGACCCTCGACGGGATGGTGATGTTGTTCTCGTCGGCGATCTTCTTCAGCTGACTGGCGGACTTGCCCCGCAACCCGGCCATGTCCACCAGCTCGTCAAGCTCGAAGCCGTGGATTGTCTCCGACCCGGCCGGTTCCGGACCCTTCCCGATTGACGCCTCCAGCGCGTCAGCCTCGCCGCGGAGACGCTCCGCCTCCTCAAGGTCGGCCTCGCCGCGCTTGAAGTGGTACGAGCCGGGTGGGTTGTTGCCGAGCCGCATCGACGCCAGCGTCTCCGCGGTGTCGGCCTGCCTGCGTAGTTGCTTGATCCGTTCCCTCGTCGCCGCCACGTCAGCTTCTGGCTTCGGCGCGTCGGCTTCTTCGACGGTGGCCTTGGACAGGCGCACCCGCTCCCCGTCAACATCGGCCTCATACCCCGGCCGGACCACCACCACCGGCGTGCCGGGCTTGATACTCCCCCCGCCGACCGGGGTGTACTTGGCGGGGGTGTAGACGCCGGTCTCGCCCGGGTCGCCGATACGGGTCAGGCCGGCGGCCTTCTCCGCCTTCACCACCGCCGCATGTAGCCGGTCCGACGCCGGGCGGGGCAACGAATCCTCGAACCTGATGGCGTGGTTGTCCTGACCGCCGAAATGCAAGGAGGCCGCGTGATCGCGAGGCCCCAGCGCCTTGAAATTGTCCCACGGAATGATCTGGACACCGGGCTGAAGCGCCAGTGACTCGAGCGCACGGTCCTGTTCACGCCGGTCTAGGCCTGCGAGACGTTCGCGCAGGTCTGCCAGCGGAACCCAGTCACCCGGCCTGCGCGACAACTCCGAATACGCCGTGTGGACCTTATTCTCGACCTCGACCCGTTCCACCTCGTCCACGGCGTCAAGTAGTTCGTCGCGAACACTGTCCGGGGTGCCCAGCCGTTTGGCCGTATCAGTGATCCGTTTACGCATCACCGCCGGGCTGGCCTGCATCCCGTCGTCGCCCAGTACCTGCGCGGCCAGGTCCGACACCCCCCGCGCGGTGTCGATCTTCGACTGGCGGTCCCGGGCCTTCTGCTCCAGATCCGGCGCGGCCTTCTTGGCTGGGGTGGAGGGGGCCATATGCTCCCAGTCGATGAAATCCGCGACGTCGTCGTGGAACCCCGGCGAGGAAGACCGCGGCGGAACTGGTCGCTGAGATGCCGCATACAGCGCGTCGCCAAGGCTCTGCGAGATCTGCGGGTTGGATCCGTCGGACGGGCGGAACTCGAACTCGTTGCGGCGCTTGCCGCCGATGCCCATTCCCGTTGAATCTTCGCTAACTACGACCTTTTGGTACTTACGGATCGTGCCAACCTTGACGCCCTCGCGGTACACGTCGTACACCGGCTCGGTTTCGTTTTCCTTCCTGCCGGTATCGACCACCTCGAACCCGTCCGGCGCGCCAGGTACCGAGACGACGCGACCACCCGGGGGACGGGTCGCGGGTGGTCGGGGACGCAGTGTCGGATTGTGGTTCGCGGCATCCTCAAGGGCTGCGTGGTCTTCCGCGGTCAGGCCCCGTGGCGCGGCCTTCTTGGCTGCCCGTGGCCGCCGCGTTTCCCGTAGCCGGTCCGCCAACGCCCGGATCTTTGCGGCCCTGGCACGGCCCTCCTCCAGCAGCCGCTGACGTTCGGCCACGGACTTGGGGTCAGCGGGCACGAGTCCGGAACTGCTGTGGCCGCCGTAGCGGATGTTCACCGACGACAACACCGCATCAGCGTCGCGGTCTAGGCCTCGTGCGACCTTCGCCGGTGACACACCCGCGTCGAGCTCCTTCTGCACGTCGTCGAGGTAGTTCCCGCCGCCGTGGACGAAGTCTTCCCGGGACCCGAGCCCTTCGGCGATCCCGTCCACGTCGAGGTGTTTCGCGCCGCCGGGACCGAACTCTGAACCCCCGGCTGGTGTGCGCTTCGGCAGCGGCCTCGCCGTCAACGCGTCTTCCCGATCGACCTGAATCCAGTGGTTCATCTGACCGCCGAACTCAACCCCGTCGGTGCGGTCCACTGGACGCAGACCCCCCTGCGCCTCCTGCGGGTAGACGTGGAACCCGTCCTCGCGGGACAGCCGGCGAACCGTCGCGT